GGAATCGACGCGCACAACCACGGCTGGGACGCCGTGCGTTACGCATTGCAACCGATGATAGGCGGCGGCACGGGACAGATATTCGGAGTGCTATAAATGGCGTTGTGGCCTTTCAAACGACAGACAGAAGAAAAGGCGCATCCGGCTGGCAGCGCATTGATGATAGGCGGCGGGCCGTCATGGGCGCGCAAAGACAAGGCGCAAAGCTACATCACCGAAGGCTACCAGCTAAACGTGATCGTCTATCGCGCGGTCAACGAGATCGTGAGGGCGGCAGCATCTATCCAGATTGAACTTTACAACGGCGATGAGGCGGTGGAGCAGCACCCGGTCTTAGACTTGCTGGCAAACCCGCACCCCGGCGCAACGTATCAGTCGTGGCTGACCGAAATGCTGGTCAACCGGATGCTCATGGGCGAGATGGCCGCAAGCGCCGACAACCCGCGACAGCCTGCCGAACTATGGCCGCTCTTGCCGCTCAATATCGGGATCGTCCCGGGGCCGTCCGGCATTCCCCGGCAATACATCTACAGCATCAACAATCGCAAGACGACGTTCGACGTGGACCAGATCACGGGACAGTCTGACATGCTGTTCGTCAAGACCTACAATCCCGGCGACTATTGGCGCGGGCAATCGCCGCTCATGGCCGCAGCAATCGCAGGCGACACGCACAACGCCGGGATGCGGTGGAACTACAGCCTTTTGAAGAACAGCGCACGGCCTAGCGGCTTGATCCGGTTCAAAGGCGGCTATCCGTCCGGCGAGATGGTTGCGCGGATGCGTGAGTATTTCAAAGCCAAGATGCAGGGCGCTGAAAACGCGGGCGAGATCCCCATGCTGGCCGATGATGCCGAATGGCAGGCGCTTTCACAGACCGCGCGGGACATGGATTTTTCCAACACCATGCGCGAGACGGCGAAGTATGTCGCGGCGGCGCTTGGCGTTCCCCTGCCCTTGATCGACAACGACGCCAGCACGTTCAACAATCTCGAACAGGCCAAGGAACGCCTTTACACCGACACCGTTATCCCGATCATGCGCGAGGTATTGGCGGCGATCAACAACTGGCTCTTGCCGCGCTATGGCGACGGGCTGGAATTGCGCCTTGACCTAGACACGATCCCGGCGCTTGAGGCGCTACGGGAGCGGATGTTTAACCGCGCGGTGACAGCATACCGCGAGGGTCTATTGACGCTACAGGAGGCGCGGACGCTCATGGGCTACGAGCCGGAAGCCGAGGGCGAGTTTAAGCCAACACCGGGCGGCGGCATGTTCGATCTACCGGCGGACGATATCAAGGCGCTGGCCTACGGTCTGGATCATGGCTAACCCGGCATTCATTCGACACAGCCCGGAACGTGAGGCGGCAATACAGCGCCGCTTGCTGGACGTGGCCGAGGGCCGCTTTCGCCGCAAGATTGCAAAGGTGATCCGGGACGAGAGTGAGCAGCTTGTCGCCAAGTACCGCGAGTTAGGCTATGTGCCAGCGCCAACTGATGACGACTTTCGCGCGTTCCGTGATGTGTATTTCGACATCGGGCAGGTCACGGCACGGGCGTTTGGGTCGCGGATCGTCACGCAAGGCAAAGCGGCTGGCCTGATATTGGAAACCAAGATCAGCTTTACCGACCTGTTCCTATCGCTGGCAACGCAGTGGGTGAACCTTGAGGCGATCCGGCGGCGTATCACTCAGGTGACCGAGACGACGCGCGAGCGGATCGTGCGACAGGTCGCGGCGGGGCAGGACGAGGGCTTAGGCGTTGAGGCTATCGCAAAGCGGATCAACATGGCCGTGCCGAGGATCAGCCGCACGCGGGGCGCGTTGATTGCCCGCACTGAGACGCACGGCGCGGCAAACTATGCCATGCACGAAACCGCCAAGACGACGGGGCTTGATCTGGTCAAGGAATGGGTGAGCGTTGAGGATGCTCGGACACGCAGCTTTGGCGATGACGACGAATACAACCATGTCATCATGAACGGCCAGCAGCGCGAGATGGACGAGCCGTTTCAAATGCCGTGGAGTAAAGGGCCGGACTTGCCGATCATGTATCCGGGCGAGGCGGGCAAGCCGGGGGCGGCGACGATCAACTGCCGTTGTGCCGTGGTGCATCGCGTTAAGGGGTTTTAAGCGAGACTTTGCAACTTTGCAGTTTCGTGTTATAGAGTTTGCAAAGGCCGTCGTGAGACGTCCGAAGCCCTTAGATGGAGCACTACATGCTGCGCAAAGACGGCGGCGAACCGCTGGAAACAAAGCTGGCCTCCCTTGAACTCAAGGTTGAGGGCAAGAGCGACGATTACCTGACAATCTCCGGCTATGGCTCTGTCTTCGGAAACGTGGACAAGGGCAACGATATGGTTATGCCCGGCGCGTTCAAGGCGTGCATCTCTGAGGGCCGAAAGCCAAAAATGCTTTGGAACCACGATCCATCGCAGCCGATTGGCGCGTGGGATGAGATGGCCGAGGACGAAAACGGCCTGCGCATGAAGGGCCGGATCAGCCGACGCGGTAAGGCAGGCGAGATTGCGGACCTGATCGAGATGGGCGGCATTGAAGGTCTGAGCATCGGATACCGCACTCAAGAATACGAAATGGACATGGACGATGGCGTCCGAAAGCTGACCAAGCTGGACCTCTGGGAAACTAGCGTTGTCACGTTTCCGATGAATGAGATGGCTGGCATCTACGCGATGAAGGCCGAGGACATTACGCAGCGCCAGATCGAGCGCGCGTTCAAGGATATGGGCTACTCAAACCGCGTGGCGAAGGCCATGGCGGGTGGCGCATGGAAGGGCCGGGATGAAGTGCTACGGGACGTAGCCGCACCCAGTCCCGAGGTGGATCAACGGGACGTTGACGAACTCAAACAGCTACTCACTGAAACACTGCAAAGCATAGGAGGACGCAATGTCTGATTTTGCAGAAATCAAAGGGCTTGTTGAGAAAATCAACCCGACCCTGACCGAACTTCGTTCCGAAGTCGATGCCATGAAAGCATCCGCACCGAAGGACGTTGTAACCGAAGAAAAGCACCAGCGCATGGCCGACGACGTGGCCGCCAAGATGGAAGCACTCCAGGCCAAGCAAGCCAAGCTGGAAGCGGCGATGAACCGTCCCGGCGCTGGCGAAGCCAAGGGAATGGACGCTGATCTTGAGCAAAAGCACCGCGATGCGTTTCGCGAGTATATCACCGGCGGTTCACTTGGTGGTGAATTTAAGGAAACTCGGCATGGCGTCGAAGTCAAAGCCATGTCCACAGACGTGAACCCGGACGGCGGATATCTTGTTCGACCGGAACTGTCTGACACCATCATCACCCGCGTGTTTGAAACTTCGCCGCTGCGTCAGGTGGCAAGCGTGGAAAGCATCGGCAGCAAGTCGATTGATATTCTCATTGATGACGACGAAGCGTCGGCAGCATGGGAAGGTGAGGGATCATCTGCATCCGCAACAACCACGCCACAGCTTGCATTGAAATCAATCTCAGCGCACATCTTGCTGAACAAGCTGACGCTTACTTCGAGCATGATTGAAGATGGTTATCTCGACGTTGAAGCATGGCTCTCCCGAAAGGTGGCGGATAAGTTTTCCCGCATGGAGAACACCGCCTTCGTGAGCGGCAACGGCGTTGGCAAGCCGCGTGGATTCCTGACATATGATGCGGCTGCAACGGCTGGCACATATGAGCGCAATGCAATCACGCAGATCAACATGGGTTCCGCTGCTGCGCTGAACTCTGATGGTCTGATTGAAGTGCAGAACGCACTCAAAGAAGAGTACCAAGCGGGCGCGGTCTTCGGCATGAAGCGCACCACGTTTGGCGCGGCCCTGCAACTCAAGGGCAACGACAATTACTTCTTCTCGCCGGTCTTGCTGCGTGACGGTCAAGCATCCATCCAGCTTCTCGGCAAGCCTGTTGTCTTCATGGATGACATGCCTGCGGTTGCTGCAAACGCACTCAGCGTCGTTTATGCGGACTTCAGCCGTGCATATACAATTGTTGATCGTGTCGGATTGCAATTCTTGCGTGATCCGTACTCGGCAAAACCCAACGTGGAAGTGCAAGCGCGCAAGCGCACTGGTGGCGATGTGACCAGCTTCGACGCAATCGTTATCGGAAAGGTGGCAGCGTAATGGCTCAGTTTGATATGCGAAACAACGCGGAGTTTGGCTTGGGCCTCTCCGCTACTCTGTCGGGTACAACCCCGGCGGCTGGCGACTGGATCGACATGCAGGGCTGGGAGGCGCTGACTTTCAGCGTCTCGACCGGTACAGTCACCGACGCAGGCACCACATCGGGCTTTTCGTTCGAAGTGCAGGAAAGCGACACCACGGCAGCGGCTGATGCCACTGCGGTTGCGGATGCTGACCTGGTGGGCCTTGAAAGCGCGTTGACCGTCACCGCTGACGATGACGACAACAAGCTGATCGGCTCGATTGGCTACGTCGGCAGCAAGCGTTACGTCCGTATCGTGGCGACCGGCACAACCGGCACCGACGCGGCTGTGACTGTCCATGCTCGCAAGGACAAGGGCGCGGTTATGGCGACAGCCACAATCGACGCTGGCACCGCCGCAACCTGATCTTAGAAGCGGGCCGCTACGGTGGCCCGTCACTAAGCGCC